GGGCTGGGCAAGTGTTTAGCCATTTATAAAATTCTTCTCGGGTCATGTGAAAAGGGGCCGCTTTCGCGACCCCTACCTCCTTAATCTGTGAGTTCATATGAGATTGAAGACTGAACGTCTTCGAGGATCTGGCGGCGAACTGTTTCCAGTCTGCTGCGGATTGAGCTATCCTCGGGCAGTTCCCGAATAATAGTTCCAAGTTCCCCGAGATCCATTCGGATCTCTGTCTCGAAACGAGAGTGTGATGTATAACCTTTCTTCATAAGGTTGCTCCTTTTAGTTAACATGAGCAGCCCCTTGCTGCCCATACCTGTTCATAACATGCCGCCCACAAGTATTCAACAAGTATATTATATATTATAAAGTGACGTTACGTCACTCTGCGGCCCTGCGGCCCTGCGGCCCTGCGGCCCTGCGGCCCTGCGGCCCTGCGGCCCTGCGGCCTTACAAAAAATACCCTGCGGATTTGCATCCGCAGGGCACCAGGAGCATGGCGCGATATCCCCCGCGCCTGGGTATTTCTTAGGCTGTTACCAGCAGCAGAATGAACAGCATTGCAAACAATGCAATGCCGCCCAGAAAATCTTCGAGCACCGTGGTCTGACGACCACGGCACCATTTGATTAGGGTTTCGATAGCGTGATACATTAGCTGGCATACTCTTCAAGCCAAGTGTCATCTGCTAGAATTAAACGACCATTGTTCATGATTTCTCGAGCGTAGGTATCTCCCAGTTCATATCCACCATCATGCATCATGGGTGATGTAGCAGCGACAAACCATCGAGCATATGGATCCTTTCGTTCGGCATCAGAGTGCTTGTAGGTTTTCAGTACGCGCCACTCCCAGCCGCTTGTATTCCCATAGATTGCGTATGGTTTCTCTTGTGGTCTGGTTTTTCCGAATGATGTTCTAGGCATTTGTTTACTCCTTCTGATTAAAATGCAAGTAAAGTGTACTCCGCTTGTGGGTGGAGCACAAGTGTTTATTTTTTGACAAGGTTATAATTCGTCACGATGTAATTATACATCAGCATCGCACATGTCTGAGCGATAACAGCCTCACTTCCGCTAAACTTTGCAAGATATTCGTGCAATGCTTTCATGCTTTCAGGCGTGGAAAACCTGCCGTGGGGTTGGAAGTCTTCGAAGTGTTGTTTCATTTGTTTGCTCCTTGTTAATGACCGTCTCATCAGTATCGCCGTGGTCAGGTGCGATAGACGGGGCGGGATGCCCCGTTTCGACGTTATCTCATCAATACTTTATCGCATCATAGCATCTGCCGCGAACCGTAGTCTTCGATCTATATCGTTCTTGAACTTTGCATTGGTTAAGTTTGTAACATTGGTATGCAAACCGATATGTGATTTCACGTCTTCGGGTGTAATTCTACGGGGTTTCCCGTTGAAGTTTAACCATGAGCCGTGGATCGTTTCGATCATATAGCAGCGGCGGTAAAACTCTTCCCAATTCACTTCGCTAATGCTGTTCATACCTACTGACATGGTGCCCCAGATCAAAGCGTTAGTAATAGGCCAGATTGCATCGTCTTTGTAGTCCGCTTCTACTTTGCTTACATCATAATTTAAAGCCATTTGTTTACTCCTTGTTAAATGGTGGGGAGCCGAGGCTCCCCGTTTGATTTTACTTGAGAAAGGGATGGTGCTCAGTGATCCAAGTGAAACGCTTCTTGGTGTGAGCTTTGACAGTGTACTCTTTGTAATCGACCTCCTTGAAGTATGCTAACCCATCCTCGACCGCCATCTCTTTAGTAGCTTGGATAAGTGCTGCCACATCGTTCTGGATCTCTTTGAGAACCGCCAAGCGATCTCTTGGATCATCTGGGCATCCTACTTCTGGATCTAATCCGCCGTAAATCTCGGCGTCTACAAATTGTTGTACTCTAGTGAAAGGCATTTGTTTTGCTCCTAATTAAAATGAAAAGCCCCATGCTTTCCATATCTAAAGATATGGGGATTACTTGTCGAAAGTCAATAGGCAGACCACAAGTTTTTTACATTTATTTAAATTAATTTTGCCCAGTATACTTGCAGTTGACCGCCGCATCGCCGCATTTTTTGGGGTTACTTAGGCGCGTTCCGGCGAACCCTCGAGCGTTACCCGACCCCCCAACCCCCCTAATTCTGGGGCGTAGCTACACATGCGCGTATATATAGCAGGTTTCACGAATTCATTGCCGTATAATTCCATTGGAGTCCCTAGACCCGAGAAAAATCGTGGGTATATTTTCATTTAGGTTTCGGGTAGGTTGTTTTGTATGTTGGAATATAAGTTATTTCGTGGTCGTTTATCTCAGGCTATTGAGGATGAGTTTCGGGAGATAGGTTATTTAGCGTATACTGAGAGTGTATTTTGTGATTTAATTGGATTTGACGCTGAGAAGCTGGTTGCCACGGCGCAATCTTACGCGGTACAGGGATCGAAGGTACTATTTGTTTGTCGTGATGGTGCTAGGGTTGCTGGTATATTTGCGGGATACTACAAACCGTGGTATTTTAGTGATGAGAGCATAGCGCGTGATGTGTTATGGTATGTTAGGGAAGAGTATCGAGATGCTGGGGTTGGCCTAGTTTTGTTGTCTATGTTTGAGCAATGGGCTGGTGATTGTGGTGCCAAGGCTATTTGGTTGGGGCAGGATTCTGGTATTGATACGGATAAGTTTTCTGGTGTTTTGAAGAAGCGTGGATATAGCTTTATAGGTTCCAACTACAGTTTGAAGGTGGGTAAATAATGCGGACTTTTCTTGATTTACTGGGTATGAACCCTTTGAGGCCCTTGGTTTTGTATGGTGCTGACGATGATGGTGGTAGTAGTTCGAGCAGCGATGATGGTGGTGGTTCGGATGACAGTGGTCAGAGTTTTAGCGATGCGTTTGCGTCTGCTCGAGCGGATCAG